TTGATCGTTATGTTGCAATTCAAAACAAAATTTTTGCAAACGATTTAAATCAAAATTTAATCTAACATCATAAAGATCATATCTAAAAATTTCAGCGATGTTACCTTTCATTCTATTCTAACTTTGTTTTAATTCAATATCATTGCAAAAATAACTAACATATAATTTATCTTTATTCATATTTACATTTATTCTTTCAGAAAAATCTACAATTAATTCTCCACCTTTTTTAACACACGAAGACCAGTCTTCAAATTTAGAATTATATTCCAGTGGTTGTCCGCAAGTTTGAGTAACTGAAGAACAAATATATAATACTAAAAAAAATTTCATTATTTTGATTCTATCACTATTTTATCAATGGTTTCGCTGCCATCTATATTTACAGAGATATAAGCTTCTACCTCTCCACACATTAATTGTTTATTTTTCATGTCCATGTTTCGTGTAGCTTCTCTTTTCATCTTCAAACATGTACCCATTGAATCTTGAATACGATGTTCTACCAATTGACCATTTAAAAATAAACAAAGTGCTATGACAAATTTAGTTATCATTAATGGTCGTCTCCATTTCCATTTGCAAATTTAATATCTCTTGTTGCATCTTTTAATTTTTCTATATCTGCTTTTAGTTTTTCAATTTCTTTTTCATGTGCTTTCAACATCACACCTGTATGAACATTGTCTTCTAGTTGCTTTTGCATTTTCTCTATCTGGGTCGCCTGCCATTCCAAGATCATAAATTGCTCCTGGTCTATGGGCTTTTGAACACTAGCCTCCAATAAATCTTTTTCAAATAATTGGTTCTTTGTTTCCAAACGGTTAAGTCTCTCAATCACACCGAATGCAAACCACGCGCCGATAGCGACGGCGGCCACCAACGAAATTAAGTTCCTTAACGGTAAACCGATTGAAGTGTTCTCTGAAATTTTGACACTAGACATTATTTTTTATCCTCAATATTGTAAAACATTTTATCAGAATCTTCTGTTACCCAGTCACCGTCCTCCACATCCCAGACAGTATTTTGTACACTATAGTCTGGCCATTCGTCTTCTGTTGTGTAACTATTTATATGCCAAATGATTCTGTTATTTGGCTGTGCAGCAAAATTACCGTTTTCTAATTGCATTATGTGAGCACACTTATGCTCTTGCGGAATTTCAGAATGTTCTGTATCCAATATATTAGTTTCTGGATGTGCCCAGTCAATAGTAAATAAGTATTGACCCTTGTAGAATTTTTTATCTTTACCTAAAAATTTTCCGTTTACACCATCCAACCAATCAAAGCAATGCACACTAGGCCAATAACTAAAACTGTTCCACAGTTGTAACTCGTCTGCCTGCATATCCGGCACATCGGTTCGGTCATACTGTTTTTGGAAAAACGCTGAGATAGGCAAACGCCAATAGCACGCACCATTGGGTAACATGATATTAAATAAGAGCGCGCGCCCTGAAATAGAGCTAAGACCAAAGATAACACAGTCACGATAATCTCTTTTATATTTTTCATCCATGTCATAAAGATATTCTCTCCTTATTTTACAATAAATAGGTGGTACATTAGCATTTAAATAAGACATAATAAATCATTTTATTTCTCCCCAATTAGGGCCAGATTCATAGTCTACCTTGTTTGGCACCTCTAAGTCAACTGCATTTTCCATCACATCTTTTATTTTTTTAGCTTGCTCTTCTGACTCAACAGAAAAATCTAATTCATCATGTATTTGTATATGTGCAAGTAAACCCTCTTTGTATAAATTAACCATTGCTTTCTTTGTCATGTCAGCTGCACTACCTTGAATTAATCTATTCAAAGCTTTGTATGTAAATGCTCTTCTTGTAGGATTTTTCCACCAGTAATTTTTTTTAGGATTACCTTTATCATCATTTATTACTTCATCATTTTCATCTTTTAAATATGGACCCATTTGTTGTAGTTCCAACATACGCTCATGATCCTCTGCAGGAACATAAGTTCCCCAATCAGTTCCTCTTAACACTGGTTCGTATCTAGGAAAACGACATCTACGTCTTAACAATGTTCTAACCATACCTTTGTTAGATGCTATGCCTGTAAGTTTGGACATAATTTGTTTTACGAAAGGTACATGATTATGATATTTTTTAAAAAGTTCTTCTGCAGTTTCTTTTGTTACACCTAACTCTGCTTGTAGTTTTGCTTTACCCATACCATAAAACAAACCAAGATTAATTGTTTTGGCTTGACTTCTTGGAATGTCTGCCATGTTTGCAACAATACTATGAAAGTCCGTAGACGGATTACTTTTATATTCATCACCAATAACATACGCACTTGGTAATTGTGCTTTCATTCCATAGTGAACTACAAGTCTTGGTTCCTGTTGCGAGTAATCAAATGCACCCCACTTACAACCTTCTTCCGGTATAAATAATGATCTAAGTAAAGGCCCTGTTTCCGGATCCCTAGCAGGTATCTGCTGTAGGTTTGGATTCGAATAACTAAATCGCCCTGTTACAGTTCCACCATCATCAGATCGTATTTGATTTATATCTGCATGAATTCTACCATTGTGTTCATATTTAATTATTGAATCTATAAATGTGGTTCTAACCTTGTTTATTTTTCTAGCTTCTGCTATCATCTGAACTAATTTATTTTTATGATTAGCGAGGAAACCTTTAGTAAATGATGGCTCACCTGTCGGAGTTTTGGAATACTCTAGTTTTAATTTATCAAAAAGTGGCGCAATTGATCTTGCAGCCATTAACTGAATTTTTACTCCTGTCTCTTTTTGTATTTTTGTCAATATTATTTCTTCTCGCTTGGCCAATTCTGTTTTTAATTGATTGGCTCTTGTCACGTCTACCCGCACCCCTAGGAAACGCATATCAACTAGGCAAGGGAAAAGATCAGTTTCAAGATTAAATATATCTTGTAAATCATTATCTATAATTTCTCTTTTAAATAATTGCCAAAGTTCCAAAGTTAATTCTGCATCTTTTTCCGCATAAGCTCCAACATCCGTTGCAGGCATTCTCCACATATCCGCCTTTGGATCTAACCCTCTTGCTTTAGCTGCTTGATTAAGTAAAGCTTCGTTTTTACCTTTTTTTAAGTAGAGCCAAGACAAAGAATTTAAAGTATAGTTAAATCTATTTTCGTTAATGATAGATGCTGCGATCATGGTATCCATTATTAAACCATTGATTTTTATACCTAAATTACGTATCCAACATACGTCGTACATTGCGTTATGAAATATTTTTGTGGTAGGTGATGCACAAACATCAATAAACCAATTTAAAACTTTATTCCTATCCATGTTACCTCCACCTTCATGTGCAATAGGAAAATATCCTCTCCATCCATTTACTGCAACTGCAATGCCTACTATTTCACCATTACCAGTTATAGAACCAGAACCTTTTACTTTTAAATCAGGATCTCTTGTTTCTAAGTCAATTGCAATTTCATCAGCTTGTCTTAAATCAGGAAACTCTGTAGGTTGTAACCATTCTGTTTGTGGTACTATCATTTTTTTCTAGACATATCTTTTATCTTTTTAATTTCTAATTCACAATAATGAATTATTTTTTCTAAATCTTGTATGCCATTTTTATTTTTATAACGACACACATACTTGATAACATTTCCTTGAAAAAAAGAAAGTTCATTTTTAGAAATGAATTCATAAGGTTGAATGTGAAACGATTTATAATGAGATCCTCCAATCTGTTTATCTTGTGGAAATACATCTTTAAATATATCTTTGTTTGTCATATATTATACTCCGTTAGTTTGTTGTTAGTTTTTAATTTATATAAATTATTTTTTGCTCTAGTTATTCCAACGTACCAAACTCTATCTTCTTCATCTCTTTTTTCATTACTCTTCCTAATGGAACGTTGAATTTTTAATCCCTGATGCAATGACAATATTACGTTATCTTCTTCTCCACCTTTTATAGAATGTATTGTAGAAACTCTTATCCTTGCATCTTCATCTAAATTTTCTCCTTTGTCTAATAAACTTCTAATATAATATTTTTCTTTTTCATGTGCTTTAGTAAACAAAGTATACCAATCTAATTTATCTTTTAGTTCTGTTTTGTCTGTATATTTTAGTATGTCTTTTAATTCTTTTTCATCTAATGAGTCAGGATTACTGACCCATTTATTATAGTTTTTTATAGCTTTGTATAATTTTACAGAATAGCTTTTATCTTTTTTATGCATGTAATAATAATTTTTTCTTTTTAATATTTTCATTATATCATTTGCCTGACTCCTGATTCTTGTTAATATTAACCATTTACCCTTGTTCAAATCTACTTGTTCAATGTTTGATATATAAGAAGAAGATCCTTTATCACTTCTTGGATAATAAACTTTTGGTTTTCTTAAACCTCTAATTCTACTGATAGGTTTTACAGATTCACTTTGAATAGTTGATGAGACTCTTTTAGAATATATTAAAACTTTTTCTTTTGCAGGTTCAGTTATAAATCTATCAACATCTGCTCCAGCCCAGGCAAATATAGCTTGATCATCGTCTCCTGCTAAATAAATATCTTTAGTATAATTTTTTAAAACATCATAAAGCATCCACTGCAATGGTGATAAGTCTTGTGCTTCATCAATAAAAATAACATCAAACTTAGGAATCTTATCATAATGTATTAATAATTTTATCATGTCATTAAAGTCGTATAATCCATACGAATTTTTGTATGCTAAGAAATTTTTATAAAGATGAAATAATAAAATTTTGTCTATTTCTTTCCTGTTATACTCTCCTAAGTTATATTCATGTCTAACGGTTGTGTCTTTGTTTATGGCTCTTTGTATTATTCTAAAATATTCACTATCTGATCTTAAATAATTTGTTTCTTCCTTATTGTTTTTATCAGAGAATTTTATTCTTATACCTAAATTATTTCCTAACATTTGATAATGCATTGGTTGCATCACATTCTCTTCGTTGATACCTAAAGTTTTGTATGCAAAAGAATGAAATGTTTGAAAGTATGGTATTTGATTTTCTTCTGCAGGCATTCTTTTTTTTGCTTCTTCTGCAGCCTTTCTTGTAAATGCAAAATATCCTATCTTATGTAAAGGTGTTCCTGTTCTATGATAAGCTTTAGCTCTTGATATAAGTTTGTACGTTTTACCAGTGCCTGGAGGACCATAGTATTTATATATCACGCAATATCCTCTTCTATTTCTATAATTTCATCAGGTGGTTCGTCTTCTTTAAATTTTCCGTAGTCAACTTCTAATACTCTTACTTGAGGAAAAGATTCTTTTACATCGTCTGGTTTAGGAAATCTTTTTTGTTTATAGAGTGCTCTAAAATTTCTTTTTATATCCTCTAATGTTTTATCACTTTTGATGGACCACCCATGATTTCTTTTTAACTCTTCATAAAAATGACTAAAGGTAAAGAATGCTTTTCCATTTTCTATCAAGACTGAACCATTTTTAAACGCTGCAAAACTTTCTGCTTGTGGTCCATTTATCCATGCTTTGATTTCATTAAATAAAATACCAATTGGTTGTGTTTCTTTTTCAGGATATTCAGATTGAGCGGTGCTTAATAATCCATTTATCATTTGCGTAAATGCAGTATTTTTCATAGTTGGAGGGAGTATTCCAACATGAGCTGCTAATAATGCTTTGATTCTTTTTTGTTCAACAAGGTATTCAATATTTTTTGCAAATACTTTTTTAAGTTTACCTGATGGCATTTTAATATCTAATTCAAATGCAGGTTCAGGTCTGTATTCCCATTTAGTTATACCAACTATTTCAGGCCAATCTGCAAGTACTTGACTTCCTATTCCATACTTTCTGGTTAAACAAACATTTTTATTACAAAAACTACTAACAGGTTTGCCATGACATTTGTAATTAGCAGTTTCTTTTTTCCATAAAATTATTTTTGAATCTATTTTTTTAGTGTCCCAACTAACATCATAAACAAGTAATTCTTCTGCTTTATCTTTTACAATTTTTTCCCATGAGTCCGGAAATCTTTTCTTTGCCCAAACCATAATATTATAGAGAAATTCATCTCTGCCATCAGGTAATTTATTGTGTGCTCCACCATCCTCTGGATCTGAGTAAGTTCCTTTTTCTAATTGACCACAGATTACGGATAAACATGGTGGTCCATCTTTAAACTCATCACTTTGTCCAAGTAATGCATCACTTATTTTACCTGTTTTTATTTCATATAATTCTTTTTTACTTTTAGAATTTAATTTTACCACTTTCATAAACATATCAAAATCCATGTCTTCACCATTAGTAAACATGGCAACTCTTTCTTTTTTTCCAAAATATGGAATGTTTATAAAACTACCAACTGATTTATTTCCATCAGCTCCTTCTGATTTTAATGTAGTTTGTTTTGGATATACTTCTGTACTAGGTGGTAAACCTAATATAAATAACATATCTTCTAAAAATTCTCTTATCTCTGATGCCTTAACTTTTTCTTTTGTAAATAAATATAAATGTAATCCACCACTTTTTGATCGAACAGGTATTAGTGGTAAATTTTTATTTTCTATTGTTTCTAAATATTTTTGTGGACTAAACGTTGAATAATTTCTTGGATCAATATCTATCGCACCAAAAACTGCTTCATCATTATCATCACAAGGTTGTATACCTATAGATCTTTTTCCTTCTAAATGTTCAATGTAGTGTTCATCTTTTAATGGTCCCCAATCAAGTTTAGACCAACCATAATCTTTCTTTTCAAAATATTTTTTACCTGTAGCAGGGTGTATCTTTGCGTTTTGTACATTACAATATCCATATCTACGTCTTAACCCACTAAATATATTTATAAAATCTTGCATCTTTCAATTGTATTAAAATTATAATGGGCGGATCAAGATCTCCCTTAGCCGCCCACTCCCGCGGAATTACGCTATGTCTTCAGTTTTACTTTCAGCTTTTTCGTATTTAGGTTTATTAGAACCTACTGATACTTGTTTCTGAAATTCCTGAGCCATCATGTATAAAGCTGCATCTTTTTCATCAGATACATCTAACATTCTATTCATAGATGGTTTGTAAACATGCCAAGTTTTATCTCCTGCACTTTTTTCTGCAGTTTGTAATTTAAACATTGCAGAGTATGCTGCCGGTTGAAAAGAACCTTTATCATCTGTCATTCTAAGATTAGAAATAAGATCATTAAGTTTTCTTGCCGGTGTAAGATTTGATGATCTCATTGTGATCACTGCTTTTCTTGGCAAACCATTTACCATAACAACTACAAAAAAATACATAGTTTTTTCAACATAGTTACCATTAGATAATCTATATTTAATACCACGCATTTCTTCCTGTGCACCAGCAGGTGGTGTTAAATGGGTTGCAACAGGCGCAGATGGACTATCACCTAACTCCTGCCACTCTGGCCATCTAGTTTGGGTATGTGCTACAATAACATCAATACCTTTTTCACCACTCATAGGTTGTCCAAAACTATTGGAATATATCATTCCAGGTTCAGATCCTTCAACGTGCTTAGCACTTCTAGAGTTACACTCCGGTGATAGTTGATGTAAGATTTTCAGAATCGGTGTAGATACGTCATCTGAGTTTATTTCCTCTGCACCTTTACCTGAATCGGCTCTTAGATTTACAGAGGCTAATGCACCTGCATTAGCATTTTTTACGACTTGTTTGTCCATACTATTTACTCCTTTATTAGTTTAGTATCTTATTTTTTATTAGTTACACTAGTTCTTTTACCTTCTAGTGTATTAAACAGATCAGCAGGAACTTCTTTGCCATTTGCTTTCCACTCCTTCATCACTGCTGAGAGTCGAGCGTGGTGAACCTTCTCTTGTTGAGTTGGCTCATAGCCACGCTCCCTCGCAAGGCTAGCGTACTCGACAGCCTTGTTATCTTCGCCTTGGCCAAATGTTACTGTAATATTATTATCTACAATATCACCTAAGCCATTGTCTCGAAGCCATTTGATGCCTTCATTCTTTTTATCTGCTTTGAATGAAGCATAAAACCTATTACCTACAGATAGTTCAGAACCATCTTTAAGTTTTAAAGTTTTTAAATTTTGTTTTTCCATTATTTCTGGAATTACAAATTCAGAAATATATTTTTCCTGAGCTTTAAACTCTTTTAATTTTTGTTCTGTAGCTAACACTTGTGCGCTAACAGTTTTAAATTGTTCTATTGCTTCTGATAATTCGTTTACATCAACGCTATCAGTTTGATCAGGTGCATCCTGTCTTAAATTTATAGTCATAATTTTACCTTTCGTGAAATGTATATATAGGATAATTCTAGTTTGTCAACTAGTTCTGAAAAATATTTATTTCTATTGGGTAGTATGTTTTTTCCTGTCTGTCCCATTTTAATAATTTATATTTGCCGTTAGTCATATCAGAAACTATTGAACATGTCACTCCAATAATTGCTGGATCACCAGACAATAATAAATAATCTTCTTCTGTAAAGTTTTTTAATTTATCTCTTATTTGAAAAATTAAAGGACCAGGTGAAAAAATCATTTGCGCTCTTGCAGGAAGCATGACCGTAATCTCGCCATATTTTTGTGCGCCCATTATATTATACTTGGGTTGACCGGTTTCTCTATCGACAGGAATGTCTTGAACTAAATAAACTTTACTCATTGACTTATATCTTTTTTAATAATATATACACCTTTAGAAAGAAAAAGCAAATGAACTACAAATTTAAAACTAAGCCTTACGGCCATCAATTAGATGCATTAGAAGCATCGTGGGACAAAGAAAATTTCGCGTACTTTATGGAAATGGGTACCGGAAAATCTAAAGTTTTATTAGACAATGCAGCTATTTTATATGACAAAGGTCTAATAAATGGTCTGTTATTAATTGCTCCTAAAGGTGTGTATAAGAACTGGTATGACTCAGAAATACCTACACACCTTCCAGACCATATAGCTAAAAAAGTGGTGTTATGGAAAACATCTGACAAATCTAAAAAACAACAAGATATTTTAAATACATTATTTAAATCCGAAACTGATCTTCATATTTTAATTATGAATGTTGAAGCATTTTCATCTGGTAATGGAACACAATTTGCTAAAAAATTTTTATCATGTCATAAATCAATGATTGCAATTGATGAGTCAACTACAATTAAAACACCTACATCAAATAGAACAAAAAATATTTTATCTCTTAGAAAAGATTGTAAGTATAGAAGAATACTTACAGGTTCACCTGTAACCAAATCACCATTAGATTTATTTAGTCAATGCCAGTTTCTTGATCCTTGGCTTTTAGATCATCAATCGTACTATACGTTTCGTGCTAGATATTCTATCTGTAAAAAAATTCAAGTAAATGGTCGTCAGGTAGAAATAGTTGTAGGTTATAGAAATCTTGCTGAACTATCAGAAAAAATAAAACCTTTCTCAAGAAGAATATTAAAAGAAGATTGTTTAGATTTACCTTCTAAATCTTATGTCAAGCATTATGTTGAACTTACACAAGAGCAAAAGAAAGTCTATCAACAAATGAAAAAAGAGGCGATAGCTTTTTTAGATGGTAAAATGCAATCATCAGCTACAGTTATGACACAATTAATGCGTCTGCACCAAATTACTTGTGGACATTTTACTGCAGATGATGGCACCATAAAAGATTTGCCTTGTAGTAGACTTACTGAACTAATGAATATATTAGAAAATGTTGAAGGTAAGAGTATTATTTGGTCTCATTACACTCATGATGTAAGAAGAATAATAAAAGAAATTAAAAAAGAATATGGTGATGATGCAGTTGTAGATTACTATGGTGCAACCGATACAGATTCCAGATCTAAAAATATAAAAAAATTTCAAACAGATCCTAACTGTAGATTTTTTGTAGGCACAACACATACAGGTGGTTATGGTATTACATTAACTGCAGGTAGTAATATGATTTATTTTTCAAACGGTTATGACCTTGAGAAGAGACAACAATCAGAAGCACGTATTGATCGTATTGGTCAAACACAAAAAATGACTTACATAGATATAATGAGTCAAGATACAATTGATGAAAAAATTGTAAAAGCTTTACGTAATAAAGTTAATATTGCTAATACAATTATGGATGAAGATTTTAGAGAGTGGATTTAAAATAATCCTTTGTCTAATGCTTTTTCCAACAGCAGAAGTGATACTGCCCCAACAGTACCCAATAACACCCAATAGATCTTGTCTATCTTACCGCCCAAATCGTGTATACCATCATGCATATGTTGAACATCTTTTTTTAATCCAGTAATATATCCATACAAAGAAAGTATATGCTCTCTTGTAGTTTTGGGTCTAAGTTTATCTCCGTTTGGCATTATGCTAATCCTCTTTGTCTTAATCTAATTTGTTTTTCTTCTTCAGAAAATAATTCATTTTCTATTGGTGTCAATCCCTGATTCATGGTGCCTGTTGCCGGAAGCGCTGCTGTTTGTACCACATTTGCACTTGGCATTGGTTGTAATGGTAAAGGAGCTTGTGCGACCGGTTCTGATTCGTCAATCAAATAGTCTCCTATATCTATATCAAACTCATCAGATAAATCTAAGTATCTAAGATCTTGTCTTATTTCATTTATAATATCTCTTACTTCTTCGAACGGATTGTCCACATCGATTCTTGATTCAATATCTCTAAACTCTTGTTGTATCTTTTGTGATGGAAAGTACGGATCGAACTTTTCGTTTAGTATATCGTTGTAGTCTCTACCTAATCCTCTATCTCTGAACTCTTTTCTAACGTCTGACATATCTGCCTCTAGCTCTTCTGCTGCAACAACATCTTTTAACATGTCTTTCTCTGCTTCAAATTTTGCTTTGTTAGCAGCAATATATCTTCTTATAATTTCATTTGGATCTACTGGTCCACCTTTCAACACACCAAACTGACCACCGGTAAATAATGTTCTAGCTTTCCTTTGTCTTGCTCTGTATTCATTTAATTTAAAACCAAGAGACTTAATAGGATCTAACTTAACAGCTCTGTAACCTGCAAATCCTAATACTTCATCTGGTAATTCAAAAAACTCTCCACGCTCTGATGGTTTATCTGTTGCAGCTTGATAGATTCTTCGAAACTGCGGATATGAAAATGGTAACATAGCGTTAGCTAAATGACCTGAGATTATTCTAATTTTGTCTCCTGTTGGAGTATCTTCATCGTATAGTTGTCTACCTTCTCTAGTTCTACCGTTTCTACCTAAGATAGGCATCAAATCCACCATTGCTTCTGTGTAGATAGATTCATCTATAAATGGTGATGCAAGTTGACCAGCAGCTTCACTGATACCTTTTAAGAAACCTTTCATTAAAACTTCTTCGTCAGTAATTCCTTGTTGAACATTATTTAACAAAGTTTGAAATGGTCTACTAACAGTGTCATAGGCATTACCATGACTAAAATCTATGTATTTTAATTCACCTGTATCTTCATCTCTTATTGGAAGTATCGTAGAGTTCTTAGACCATGAAGGTAGATATCTTCTCATTGCTTCTAATTGTTCATCAGTCACATCGTAGATTGCTTTGAACCCTTCTGTTAATCCTATCGGCGCAGCTGCTGTAACTGTAGTCATACCTATTAATCTTTTTATACCAATGTTTCTTAACGCCGGATCTTTTATTTCTCTGATTGCTCTTTGTGCAATATTAGTTGTAGTTCTTAATATTTCAGATGGGAAAGACATGAAGTTACCTAGTGGTAATCGTCTAAGTGCTCTTACAAAATCAGAAACATATGCATAGTTAGGTACAGTATTTCTTACAATATCTGCTGCTTCTTCTTTTAATTGTCTTTCAGTAAACTCTCTACCTGCTTTTGTGTATGCGTTTCTAAGTCTACCTAATTCAACTGCATAGTTTGCAATCTTAAATAAATCATCCTCAGCTGTATATAAATCTTCAGCAAATTTCATTCCTTTTTTAGCTCCTCTTTTAGTAGCACCAAAAAGTTTACCCATCATACCTTGTAAAGGTTTTTCTATATTTAAGTTTTCTCCAAATCTAATATCTCTTAGTAGATTTTTAAGATCTCCGATTTGTACTTGTGAGTTTACGACACCTAGTTCTAACAATTCTCTATACGCTTCGTTTGCTTCTGCAGTTCTTGTACCTACTTGTAGTTTTGGAAATGCATCTTTAAATGCTTTAGCTACAACTGCAGGGTTTTCAAAAAATATACCATTAGCTGCAGAAAATCCTGTTGCAGAAAACAAGTTTCTAAAGTGAGTTACTGGTGCGAGAATTGTTTTTGCTACCTGTGATGCTGCTTTTGGAAATAGTAATAAATTTCTGTATCCCCACGTGATTCCTTTTTCAATACCAGTTGCATCCGGTCTTGGCTCAAATAAAAATCGTAATGATTTTTGTGAATCTCCTAATGCTTGTGCAATATTTTTACTTGTAAATTTACCTGCTAATGGATTAACTGCATACTCATCTTTAAAGAATGGTGCTACATATTCATCTAGTTTTACAATGTCTTGATAAGGTAAAGCTCTTTCTGCTGAAGCAACACTATCAAAAAAGAATCCTCTCTCACCTGCAGGTGTTTCTGGTGTTACTTTTCTTTTTATAGCTAAATCATCGTTTGCTAATTTATCAAACAACTGATTCTTTCTAGCTACAGCTGATAATCTTTGTATACCATTATATACAGAGAATCTTGGATCTTCTATCTTACCAAATAAATCTCTAAATACTTTACTACCTTGACCTACAACTTTAGATATTTCTTTACCGTTAATATCTTTTGTAACTACTTGTTTAAAAAATTTTCTATTTTTATCTGCATTACCTAATGGTGTAAGATCTGTGTATTTAAAGAAAGGTAATTTACCTGGTGCTTTTACTTCCAATGCAGATTTAATTACATCATCTACCATCTGTTCCGCCTCAAAAGCAGTAATAGGATTGTTCTTTTTAGCTGCATACCTTACAAATAAATCTTTTGCATTTTGTATAGCTTCATCTGTAGGTGTATATGATTTAAAAGGTAAAATAGATTTATCTTCAAAGATAGCATACGTATTACCTAAATAATCTTTAACTCTATCACCCATTAAACCTTTCAATGTTTGTACATCTTTAGGTGCATTTGATGATGCATTAATTAAATCAGCAAATACTTCACGTGCTCCATTTACAGCACCAAACAATTCATTTACTTGTCCCGATTTTAAACCTTTCTTTGTAAGTATTTCAGTTAACTCACCGCTAACAACACTTGGCATAGGTTTATCTATTTGACCAGAAAACATCGCATCGTTTATCTGTCTTAAAACTTTTACTTTTTCTTGATTTGCAGATTTATCAAAAAAAGTTTTTACTGTGGGAAACATGCTGTCTACACTTGTGTCTATTTGTTTTACAAGTTCCGTAGCTCTATTTAGATCAGCCATTTCTAAACCTTTTTGTAACATTTTATCTTCAAATATTTGTTGGGGCTTTGCACCTCTAGCTCTTAATGCAGAAAAAACTTTATTAAAATATCTATCTAGTTTTGAATTACTAAACTCAATATTTTTACCTCTTGTAGCTGCAGCTTTGATTGCTTTACCAGCTCCGTATACAAATGGTGTAACTAATATAGATTCACTACCAAACTTTAATCTGTTAAATAATTTTCTAGATGCATCTGCACTATCTGAACTTGTCTCAATTTCTCTATCTAATTGTGTAGGTCCACCAAACAAATCACCAAACGTACCGATTCTTTCTACGTCAGCTACAAATGCTTCTCCAGCTGCACCACCTGTTACACCTGCTGCAAATCTTTTTGCTTTTGCTTTTCTATTCAGATCGGATGCTTTACCTGCGGCTTTTATTAAG